CGGCCGTTTTCGTCGCGGTATATTGACACCCAGTGACCCCAGCGCGTTCCGTCATCCCAGTGGAATTGACGCGTTTCCCCATAGGATATGGGTGGCCATGTGCATTGCCAGGCGCTTATAAGCCCCTCGGATTCAAGCGCCAGGTTTAGCGTCGGAAAATAATTAGAACGGCATGTCATATTGTTCTCCGTTTTCTTGCAGCATTTTAAGCCGGCGAATCTCCCGTTTTAACACGTCGACGGCCGTTTCGTTTTCATCCCATACGGCGTCGGCGAGCGCCCTTTCGAGCGCTTTAACCTTTGCGTCTATAGGTTCAAAGCGGTTTAGGTTTAGTGGATCTCTTACCATGCGCCTATGCTCTCTAATGTGTGACGGTCGCGGTCTAAGCCTTCCGGCCGCCAGCCGGCCGCTTTCATGTCGTCGAATAGTTTTTCTACTTCGTTATAAATCGCGCGCTCTTCGTCCGGCATGAACAGCAACGCGCCGATGGATAGTTTATAAGGGTTACAGACCGATTGCGCGCCATACCATGCCGCACGCGCGATAGGATCCTTTGGCGGGTTCTTTAACAGGCGGCCCTTGTGCGGGCCGTTCTTATAGCAGGCTTTATACAACGCCTGTCCGGCTTCTTCCGATATTACCATTGCTTTTCCCCCTAGGTTAAGCGGCTTTGCCGACACGAAAGCCGTGAAGGTTAATAACGATATCTTTGGCGCTGGCGCTGCTATTGCCGGCGCACAAGCCGCAGCGCTCGCAGGACGTGCGCGAGCCGTTTTCTTTGGCGGCTGGACAGCCGATTTCAGTCGTCGTTTTAATCTCGGCCGCGCGTTTGGCGCGAAACGTGCGCCAGCCACAAGCGCTTGCGAGCAATTGATCTGATTCCGTCTCGCAAGACGCCATGCATAGCAGCGCGAAAGCCTGGAAACGGGGATCTCTCCACTGGTGGCTGTAACCCGTGATTTTAGCCGCTTTCAGAGTTGCGGCGCGCCAGATCTGAAACGGTGCGGCCGCCGGATCTCCATACGTGCCCAAACGAAAAGCTCGGCCGGCGAATAGATCCGGTAGAATCGCCGGATCATAATCAACGCCGGGGCGGGCGTATCGCCCGCGCTCATAAGCGCCATAAACGCTCGCAACGCTCTTGGCTACGTCGACGTAGCACTTGCCGCCCTTAAACGGGCGTTGCGAGCAATCGCCGCAAACTGATTCGTCCTGGCCGGTTTTCAGTGCGCGGTATGGGTGGACGTCGGCGCGGATGATAAAGGTCTGGACCATTGCGCCGGTTTTGCTGTTACCGCTCGCCGCCTCGATCCGGTTAGCTATGACGACGACAGGCGCGCCGTCTATTGCGCTTGGACCTTCGTACAGGATCACGCCGGTAAACCGATTGCGCTTGATTGCTTTGAGTAGGTCGTTTGCGTTGTCGAACATGAAAAACCCCATCCTTTTTAGGATCACTGTGGATATGTTACGATAAAGGCGACGCCATTGCTAGCGTCGCCGTTAGTGTTAGGCTTGCGCGATTTTGCGTGCGAGCTGGACGATTGCCGCGCGCTCACTGTCGACTAGCATCGCGAACGGATGTTTGCGGTCATACGCGACGACGGCGCGCGCCGCTTTGATTAGGGCGTCGCGGTTGCCAGCGCGATAGGCGGTTTTCAGAGCGGTTATCTTCTTTTCCATGTCGTTTCCTTTCTTGTATCCATTGTGGATATGTTACGTTATAGGCCTTTTGTGGATATTGTCAAATACTTTTTTACGAATAGTTGCGGATCGTCGTCGAAGCGTCGGACAACATGGCGTTGAATGCGAGGCGCCGCTTGAAAACGTCATATCGTCATGAGAGTTGTTATAGGGAGTTTTAGAGTAAATGTAAACATAATAGTATAGGGACTGCAAAAAGATTTGAGCGACCGAAAACGTCATGGCAATCCGACGATCCGACGTTTTTTGTCCCGCGCCGTCCAGGCGCAAACATTCTGCATGAACCTGCGTCGTCATGACGATCCGACGTTTTGCTGGCGCTTGTCGCGACCTTCTCATCGCATGACGATCCGACGTTTGATTGTCAACTTAACGTAATGCTTTAAGTTTACATTCAATCTGCATCTGAGCCGTTTACATATAGCTGGTTGACATTCAGAGGGAGGGGGGCTGGGCCGAGGGATCTCCTTTAAGAAATACGCAGGGTCTGCACGAACTTTTTTATTTTTTATTTTAGTGGTAAAAGACTTTATGTTTGAGTCTCTTCCATACGAACCGCGCAAAATAGAGGCGACGGAAGCCGTCCTAGAGCGCATCTATCTCGCCGCCCGCAAAGGGCTGAAAGGCGACACGCTCGCCTACGCCGCTGGCATGACGCCGACCGAGTATCGGCGGCTGGTGCAGTTTGATCCGATTGCGGAGTATGCTGAACAGAAAGGCCGCGCTGAAGGTGAGGCTGAGATGTCTGAGGTGCTGCACAACGCCGCCCGCGCTGGCGACACTAAGGCGGCGCTGGACATCCTCAAGCATGTCCACAAGTGGACGGCCCCGCAGTCCGTGCAGGTGCAGGTCGAGCAGCGCATATCCATCATAGCGGCGCTGGAAGAGGCGCAGCAACGCGTAATTCAAGGGGAGTTGATAGATGCAAGCGCCATACGGGGTAATATTCCAGAACCCGAACAAGGTATTCGTGGGGATGCCACATGGGCGCAAACCGCCACTGTCGAAGGATCTGATAGACAAGATCAATCTGATCGCCCGCGCTGACGGGGCGTGGTATGAAGGCGACGGGGGGGATAAAGAATATTTTGACGTGCCCTACAAAGGGTCGTGGGATGACAAATTCGCCAAGTCCGTAAAGGGCTATCCGGTCGAGTTCTTGTTTGTGCTGTTCTCAAATGTCAAAGAGAACCGCATAGCGCCGCGCATAATGGACAGCAGCAAGACGATCTTTCAAGCGATCCTCGACAGCGACGTGAACTATTTTAACGACCGCGACTTCGACGATGAAACGCTGACTGAGTTCTTGTCTGAGATGGGTATGCTCAACCAATCAAAGAAACCGGCGACTGAGCGCAACGTAACGGCCTTTCTAGCTGACGGCGAGGACAAGATGTGGGGTGGGAAAAAACCGCATAAGTTCGCCAAGAGCGCCGAACGCTGGCGCAATAAGTTCTTATTGGCCCAGCCGGACGGGGCGTATTTTATGGGGGCCGGGCACCTGCCGGAGATCTTGCGCATGTATCCGTCGCTCCACATGATCGGCGGCGGAAAGGCTGAGTAATGCAGGTTCCTATTTATAGCGCGGACGAAGAACAGAAGCTGATGGCGACCCTATGGTCGGCGCAGGTGAAGAACGATCCGGTCGCGTTCGTGAGGATGGCGTTCCCGTGGGGTAAACAAGGGACGCCGCTCGAACACTTCACAGGCCCGCGCAAGTGGCAGCTAGAAGTCCTCCAAGACCTGCGCGACCACATCAAAGAAAACAATGGCCGCGTAGACTTCGAAACCTTTCGTATGGCCACGTCATCCGGTCGCGGTATCGGCAAATCGGCCTTGGTCAGTTGGCTAGTGATCTGGATGCTGACGACCCGAATCGGCTCGACGACGATTGTGTCGGCTAACAGTGAGGCGCAGCTACGCAGCGTCACCTGGGCCGAGATCACCAAATGGCTCAGTATGAGCCTCAACAGCCATTGGTTCGAGGTGAGCGCTACCCGCGTGCTACCGGCCAAGTGGATCGCGGAGTTGGTGGAGCGCGACCTGAAGCTGGGCACACGCTACTGGGGCGTGGAAGGGCGACTGTGGTCGGCCGAGAACCCTGACAGTTACGCGGGTGTGCACAACTTCGCGGGCGTCATGCTGGTGTTCGACGAGGCCAGCGGTATTGATGACTCTATCTGGGCGGTGGCCAGTGGCTTCTTTACAGAGAACACTCCTAATCGTTTTTGGCTTAGCTTTAGCAACCCCCGCCGTAACAGCGGATATTTCTACGAGTGCTTCCACAGCAAGCGCGACTTCTGGCGAAACAAGGTTGTTGACGCCAGAAGCGTGGAGGGAACTGATAAGGCAGTCTATCAGCAGATTATCGACGAATACGGACCCGACTCTAGCCAAGCGCATGTTGAGGTCTACGGAGCCTTCCCGAATGCATCGGATGATCAGTTCATACCGTCGTCATTGGTTCAAGACGCGCAGACACGCCCGCCATCACAGGACCAGACAGCACCGATAATCGTGGGCGTGGACCCGGCGCGGTTCGGCGCTGACGCCACGGTCATCGCAATCCGGCAAGGACGCGACATCATCGGCATCCGGCGCTACCGCGGCGACGACACCATGGAGGTGGTCGGCAGAGTAATCGACATCATCGAAGAGTTCCGCCCGGCCCTCGTGGTCGTGGACGAGGGCGGACTAGGGGCGGGCGTGGTCGACCGGCTGAAGGAGCAACGGTATAAGATCCGGGGCGTCAACTTCGGCAGCAAGTCCTCCCGTCCGATCATGTTCGGGAACAAGCGGGCTGAGATGTGGCACGCCATGCGGGAGTGGCTGAAGACGGCCAGCATACCAAACGACCGCTTCCTTAAGTCCGACCTGACAGGGCCAATGATGAAGCCCGACAGTAAAGGGACCATATTCCTAGAGAGTAAAAAGGACATGAAGGCGCGAGGGTTGGCCTCACCAGACGCCGCCGACGCTATCGCCGTGACGTTCGCGTATCCGGTCGCGCACCGCGAGGCGAGGCCAGTGGACAATAGGCCACGCATGACCTATGGTGGAGGCACAGCATCTTCAGGTTGGATGGGGCACTAATGGCCAAGAAGTCGGTATCGCTGTCTGTTGGTCGCGGCGAGAAGCTGTCGACTAAGGCGGGCGCTGGGCTCACGGCCAAGGGCCGGGCTAAGTATAACGCCGCCACGGGCAGCAAGCTAAAGCCGCCGGCTCCCAATCCTAAGACCAAGGCGGATGAAGGGCGTAAGAAGTCGTTCTGCGCGCGCATGGGCGGCGTCGTCGCCAAGTCGAAGAACGCGGAACGGGCCAAGGCCAGCATGAAGAGGTGGAACTGTGGCAAGTAAGCCGGGGCTCTACGCCAACATCCACGCCAAGCGGGCGCGCATCAAGGCCGGGTCAGGCGAGAAGATGCGCAAGCCGGGCGCTGAGGGCGCACCGACCGCCAAGGCGTTCAAACAGTCTGCTAAGACGAGGAAGAAATAATGCCGTTAGTCAAGTCTACCTCTAAGGCTGCGTTTCGCAAGAACATTAAAGCCGAAGTCGCCGCCGGTAAGCCGGTCAAGCAGGCCGTCGCAATCGCCTACTCAACGAAACGCGCCGCAGCAAAGAAGAAGAAATAATGGCTTCTGATGATGTAGTCGCCGCTGGCAAAGTCTCCGACAATCCAGACGATGACCGTCTGGCCACAATGCGTCACCGCTTCACGGTAGCGCAGGCCGCCTATTCGGACAGCCGCGAGGACGAGCTGGACGATCTGCGGTTCATGGCGGGTAGCCCTGACAACGCATGGCAGTGGCCGGCCGACGTGCTGGCGACACGCGGCGCAGTGCAGGGCCAGACGATCAACGCACGGCCGTGTCTGACGATCAACAAGCTGCCGCAGCATGTGAGGCTTGTGACAAACGAGCAACGCCAGAACCGTCCAACCGCCCATCCTGACCGAATACACGAAAGAGGACTCTTTCGAGCAGGACATTAAGATCGGTCGCGTGCGCAGCAGCTTCAGCGTCTACATGGACCCGATGATCCAAGACCCGTGCGGTCAGGACGCGGAGTGGTGCTTCATTACGGAAGACATTCCGAAGGCCGAATACGAGCGTATGTATCCAGACGCCACGCCTGTCACGGGCATGATGTCTCAGGGTGTGGGCGACCAGACGCTCAGCATGTGGGTAAGTCAAGAGACTGTCCGCATCGCTGAGTATTTTTACATCGAGCACCGCAAGGCGACGCTGAACCTCTACCCGGACAACATCACGGCCTTCAAAGGCACGCCGGAGGACAAGCGGCTCATGGCCGCCTATGGCAAGCCGCTGCGCAGCCGCGAGAGCGACCGCAAGCAGGTCAAGTGGATCAAAACCAACGGCTATGAGGTGCTGGAGGAGCGCGACTGGGCGGGTAAGTATATCCCCATGATCCGCGTTGTCGGCAACGAGTTCGAGGTCGACGGTCAAATCTACATTAGCGGTCTGGTGCGCAACGCCAAAGACGCGCAGCGCATGTATAACTACTGGGTCAGTCAGGAAGCTGAAATGCTCGCGCTGGCCCCCAAAGCGCCGTTTATTGGTTACGGCGGCCAGTTCGAAGGCTACGAAACCAACTGGAAAACGGCCAATACGAACAACTGGCCGTATCTGGAGGTCAATCCTGATGTCACTGATGGCGCGGGAAACCCGCTTCCGCTACCTGAACGCGCCCAGCCTCCGATGGCTCAAACGGGCCTTATTCAAGCCAAGATGGGTGCAGGTGAAGACATCAAGTCGACCACTGGCCAGTACGATAGTAGCATTGGGGCGACTTCCAACGAACGGACGGGTCGTGCGATCCTCGCTCGGGAGCGGCAAGGCGACACGAGCACTTATCATTATGTCGACAACCTCGCGCGGGCGGTAAAATATGTCGCTCGCCAGCTCGTCGACCTGATCCCGAAGATCTACGATACGCAGCGCGTGGCCCGCATCATCAACGTCGAGGGCGACGTGGACATGGCGCGCATCAATCCGGCTCAGCCGGAGGCGGTGCGTAAGATCGTCGATGAACAGGGTATTGAGATCATGAAGATCTACAACCCGAACGTCGGCACTTACGACGTTCAGGTTAGCTCTGGTCCTAGCTACATGACGCGCAAGCAGGAGGCGATGGACACGATGGGCCAGATCCTCCAGACCAATCCGGCGCTTTGGTCGGTCGCGGGCGATCTGTTCGTCAAGAACATGGACTGGCCTGGCGCTGAAACGATGGCCAAACGGTTTGAAAAGATGCTCGACCCGAAAGTCTTGCAGGACACCGACGAATCGCCGGAAGCGCAGGCCATGCGTATGCAGATGGAGCAGATGGCGCAGGAGATGGAGCAGACAACGGCTCAGATCCAAGCGCTTATGCAGTCCTATGAGATGCAGAAACTGGCGATTGACGAGCAAAACGCGCAGATTAAGGCTTATGACGCCGAAACCAAGCGTCTGTCGGCCATGCAGGCGGGCATGACGCCTGAACAGGTGCAGGACATCGTGCAAGGCACCATCGCGGCGGCGCTGGACATGGGTGACATCGTGCCGGGCAACACGCCAATGAGGGAAATGGGACAATGAGCTGCGCGGATCTGATCGGACACCTGTTTCTAGCCCGCGATGTGACCCATTCGGTGCATCTGAACACGCGGTCTTACGCCAAACACAAGGCTTTGGGCGGCTTTTATGAGAAAGTCATCGACTTGGCGGACGATCTGGCGGAAGCCTATCAGGGCCGTTACGGTCTGATCGGGCCGATCACGCTGCATTCGGCTAAAAAGACCAACAATGTCGTTGAATTTCTTGAAGATTCTCTAAAAGAGATCGAAGAGGCGCGAAAAGAGTATAAAGACGACTCCGCCATCCAGAACATCATCGACGGCATTGTAGACTTATATCTCTCAACGCTGTATAAATTGAAATTCCTAGCCTAAAGAGGGCATTATGGGTCTGAAATCTACTACTGTCTGCTTGGGCTATCAGCAGATCACGTCGCTTAGCTCTGCCGCTGGTTTGACCGTCCCCCAAGGCGCTACACTGGCTTTGATCGTGCCGGAAACGCAGAACGTGCGTTGGCGCGACGACGGCACGAACCCCACGGCAAGTGTCGGAATGCCAATCTTTGTTGGCGCGTCGCTTAGCTATGACGGCGACTTCAACAAAATCAAATTCATCGAAACTGCCGCAAGCGCTAAGCTCAACATCAGCTATTACGCATGACGATACGGCTTCGGTCCATAAATGGCGATGAAATGCGGCTTCGGCCGCAGCTTCGCATTCAGCCAGCCTCGTATGAAGGTGGGCTAGGGCCGTTTATGCCGGCGGTCGGTGAGGGTGGCTCCGGTCCTATACCATCACAAGCGATCTTCGACCGTTTTGATGTTGCGATTCTTGACCGCGAAGGTTTTGAGATAGAGACGAGGGCGTAATGGCTTATATTTATAATCTTACAGATACTTGGAACGCCGCCGGAACGGCGTTCAACGGTATCAAGATGGTCGTTACGAACACGGCCTCGGCGGCAGGTTCTTATCTTATCAACCTAAGTTCGACAGGCGCGACCACTGGGTCGTTTACTGTCGATAAAAGCGGCAATGGCGCGGTGTCGGGGACTTTTACAGTCACTGGTGCTGGTTCTATTCAAGGAATGACGGTCGGTCTTGGCGGCGGCGCGTCGAGCACTAACGTCGCATTTGGCAATGTGGCGCTTGCGTCGAATACTACAGGCACGTTCAACGTGGCCATTGGGTCGTCAGCGCTTGCCGCTAATCTTGTCGGAAACAATAATCTGGCGATCGGAAGTAGCACTCTTTCAGTCAATACTGGCAGCACTAATACGGCTATTGGGACCGCGAGTCTTACGGCTAACACGACGGGCGTTCAGAATGTCGGCGTTGGGTACGCTACGCTTGCGACCAATAGTGTTGGCAATAACAATACGGCGGTCGGCACGAATGCTCTAATCACATGCACTGGCAGCGGCAACGCGGCGGTTGGGTATAACGCGGGCAATAAAATCGCTGGCGGCGGCAATAACACTACTGTGGGGAATAGCGCTGGCTACAGCATTACCAGCGGATCTAATAACGCATGTCTGGGGCAGGCATCCGGGTATGGCGTTACAACCGGCTCTTATAACGTCATCATCGGCGGGTATCAGGGCTCGGCTGCGCCGATCAGCGCGACGGGCAGCAATTATGTCGTTCTGTCTGATGGCGCGGCTAACATCGGCGCGTATTGGCAGAATGGCGGCGGTTGGTATCAGCAGAATAACAATGCGTCTTGGTCGGTTACGTCTGACGTGTCGATCAAGACAAATATCATTGATCTTGAGGGCGGGTTGAGTGTCATTAACGCGCTTCGCGCGGTTGAATTTGATTACATCGACTCAGGCCGCCACGATGAAGGTTTCATCGCCCAAGAATATATCAATGTTCTGCCGCGTCAGGTCGCCAAGAAAGAAGATGGAAAACTGGCGATTCAGTTCAATCTTCTTCCTTATCTCGTGAAAGCGATTCAGGAACTTTCGAGCGAAAATGCTGATCTTAAGCAGCGTCTAACGGCTCTGGAAGGAAAATAAGATGGCTATTACGTATGCTTGGGATGTCGTCGAAATGGCGTGCGCCCCTGAATTAGACGGCCGGATTAATGTCGTGACTTCAGTGAAATGGACCGCCACAGCTACTGAAAGTGGAAAATCCACGAGTGTCTGCGGAAATCAAATGATCCATTTTAACGACGACCGCCCGTTTGTGCCCTATGAAAATCTCACAAAGGCGCAGGTGCTTACTTGGGTCAAGAACGATCTTGGTGCGGATGGCGTCGCATTGACCCAGCAGAATTTGGCGGCAGCGCTTGCCAGCATTGGCAATCCTGCCGTCGTAGTCCCTGCGTTGCCGTGGAGCGTTTGACACGTCAAATACTCTATGGCATTGTAAACTAACCGACTAGCCGGACAGCTAGGTAGGAGACGTAATGTCTGATGATGAACAGGCTGTAGCGGAGATCAGCCCCGCGCCGGAACCGGAAGCTACGGCAGCACCGGAATCTGCTGATACGACGCCGGAGGAACAGCAGCCTACAAAATCGTTCTCTCAGGAAGAGTTGGACGCGATTGTAAGCAAGCGCCTTGCAAGAGAACAGCGCAAATGGGAAAGAGAGCAGGCCCAACGGCTTGCGGAGCAGCAGGCGCGAACGCCCGCCGCACCTCCACCTGCGCCGGATGATTTCGAGAATGCTCAGCAATACGCGGAAGCGTTAGCGGAGCAGAAAGCGCGAGATCTTCTAGCCCAGCGCGAGGCCGCAGCCCAACAGGCAGCGATCTTGGAGTCCTATAAGGACCGTGAAGAAGAGGCTAGGGACCGATACGAAGACTTTGAACAAGTCGCGTATAATCCGAACCTTCCCGTCACGGACGTTATGGCTCAAGCCATCCAGGCTTCTGACATTGGCCCCGAAGTCATCTATTGGCTAGGGTCTAATCCGAAAGAAGCCGGGCGGATTTCCAAACTGCCGCCTGTCTTGCAGGCAAAAGAGATCGGGAAGATCGAGGTCAATCTGACCACGAACCCGCCGGTTAAGAAAACCTCAACCGCGCCCGCACCTCTTGCTCCTGTCACGGCTACTCGATCAAACTCAGGCCCGCGTTACGATACGGCAGACCCTCGGTCTATCAAGTCAATGTCAACGTCGGAATGGATTGAAGCGGAACGGCAGCGTCAGATCAAGAAGTGGGAAGCGCAGAATCGGAGATAAGGTATGTCTAACTCAATTCTTACGATTGACATGATTACTCGCAAGGCTCTTGAGATCCTTGAGAATAATCTTGTCCTGACGCGCACCGTTAACCGCCAGTATGACGACTCTTTCGCCGTTGAAGGCGCGAAGATCGGCTCGACCCTGCGTATCCGCCTGCCTGACCGCGCTCTGGTCACGGACGGCGCTGCGCTTCAGGTTCAGGACGACAACGAACAGTACACGACCCTGACCGTGTCTTCGCAGAAGCATATCGGCGTGAACTTCACGACCGCCGAACTGACGATGCAGTTGGACGACTTCGCGGAACGTGTGCTGAAGCCGCGTATTTCGCAGCTCGCCGCCAGCATCGACGCTGACGTTGCGAACTCGTTCAAATACATCGGCAACTCGGTCGGCACGCCCGGCACGACTCCGGCCACCTCGCTCGTTCTGTTGCAGGCGCAGCAGAAGCTGAACGAGAACGCCGCTGTCATGTCGCCGCGCTATGCGACGGTCAATCCGGCTGCTAACGCCGCGCTGATCGAAGGCATGAAGGGCCTGTTCAACCCGGTTTCGGCTATCAGCAAGCAGTTCAAGAACGGCATGTTCGGTGAAGGCATCCTCGGCTATGACGAGCTGAATATGTCGCAGTCGGTCAAGCAGTTCACGACCGGCTCGCGCGCCGGCACCGTGACGGTCAGCACCTCGGTCACGACCGAAGGTTCGACGACCATCGTTCTGACGGGCCTTGGCTCGACGACGATCAAGGCTGGTGACGTGTTCACGATTGGCAGCGTTTACGCCGTCAACCCGCAGACTCGCGAGTCGACCGGCTCGCTGTATCAGTTCGTGGCTCTGGCTGACGTTACGGCGTCCACCACGGCTTCGGTCACTGTCCCGGCGATGTATTCGGCTGGCCAGGCTCTCGCCACGGTCGACGCTCTGCCGGTTTCCGGCGCGGCTGTCACCTTCTACGGTTCTGCTTCGACGCAGTATCCGCAGAACCTGATCTACCATCGTGACGCCATCGCGTTCGCCACCGCCGATCTGCTTATGCCGCAGGGCGTCGACATGGCTTCGCGTCAGGTCCATAATGGTATCAGCCTGCGCGTCGTGCGTCAGTATGACATCAACAACGACCGCCTGCCGTGCCGTATTGACGTGCTGTATGGCTATTCGGTCATTCGTCCGCAGATGGCTGTCCGTCTGTGGGGCTAACATTAGAGGGGGCTTCGGCCCCTTCTTCTTCTAATTCAAGGAGTTAATCCATGACGACTACTTCGAATGCGGCTTATCCGCTTGAGACGTTTGGCCCTTACGGCGCTCTTCCGAATGGTGAAGGCGGCTACCAGGTCGGTGACGGCAATCTGTCTGGCACCAATTTTATCAATACGCCAACTCCGGCGGCTATCCCCGCTGGCGCGGCCACGCTTACGGCTGCACAGGTCGTTGGTGGCTTGATTCTTGGCAGCCCAGGTGCTTCAGCGGCAGCTTACACGCTTCCGACTGTTGCTAATCTTGAAGCCGAACTTAAAGCGGTCGTTAAAGTTGGCGCAACCTTCGACTTCTCGATCATCAACGTCGATGGTTCTAGCTCTGGCGTTATCACTGTGACGACAAACACGGGTTGGTCAATCGGCACCTCTGGTAGTCAGGGTCTGATGACCATTGCGGCTGTTGCTGGAACGACACAGCGCTATCGCGCTCGTAAGGCCAGTGCTACCACTTGGGCGCTTTACCGCATCTCGTAATAAAGGATAAAGGCAATGCCAAACACAAAACCTGTAGGTGTTGCCTTTTCTGATCCCGAACTCGTAAGTGGCACAACCATTACGGGCGCGACGATCAGCGGAGGCACTATATCTGGCGCGACTTCGGTTAGCGCAAGCGACATCACGACAACTGGCGGTCTTTATCTAAAGACGGCTACTGTAGCTGCGACTGGCTCAACACAGTCCGACGCCGCATCAATATCAGACGGGC